CAGTTAGGCCGTTATGGTGAGCGCCGCTGCGCTCCGCCTGCATGGGGTCACTTTGAGCAACTGCGCCGAGTGAAGATCGTGGAGGTGGAGGTGTGAGCTGACATGCGCGACTTTGACGACATCAAGACGGAGGTGCTGAACCGGCTGGACATGCAGACGGTGGCGTCAATGTGCGGGGTGGTGATGAAGAAGGCTGGGGCTGGGCTTTGGGTGGCGCCGTGCCCGTTCCATGCGGAGAAGTCGGGCTCGTTTAATATCGGCGGCAAGAAGGGATTTGAACATCGTGCGCACTGCTATGGATGCGGGTGGGATGGTGACATCTTCGCCTTCTGGATGGGTGTGAAGGGCTGCGACTTTAAGCAGGCGCTGACTGACATGGCGGGTGTGGCCGGGGTGCCGATGGGGGCGGATGGGGGCTGGACTCGGGCTGAGGTGCCGCGTGTGCGGGCTCTGGAAAAGCGGCCTGGGTGTGAGGATGATGCTCACGCGATGCCGTCACTGCCGCCACTGAGACATCTGCGCCGATCTGAATGTGAGGAGATCGCGCGGCACCGGGGTCTGGAGCCGGAGGCGGTGTGGCTGTGTGCGCGCCGCTTTGGTCGCATGGCTTTCTCGATGTGGCCGCTGTATGAGCGGGCAGGGGAGTGGATGCCACGGACCTGCGGTGCGCTGCCGAGCTGGTGCGCGATCGATGTGACGCGGAAGGTGGCGGAATTTCGGCGACTGGATAACGAGAAGTATGTGCGCCAAGATGGGGGCACGATCAAGAGCTGGAGCACGTGCGGGAAGAACTGGCCTGTGGGTGCGGCTGACATGGCTGGCAGACCGGCAGTGATGCTGGTGGAGGGTGGGCCGGATATGCTGGCGGCGTATCACTTTCTGCTGCTGCATGGCCAGCTGGACCGGGTGGCGGTGGTGTGCATGCTAGGTGCTGGCAACCGGATACGATCCGAAGCGCTGCCACTTTTTGCTGGGAAGCGGGTGCGGATCATGGTGGATGCGGATGCGCTGAAGGATGATGAGACGCCGAGCAAGCGCCGCGTGCCTGGCATGGAGGCGGCTGCGCGGTGGAGTGAGCAACTGACGGAGGCGGGTGCTGCGGTGGAGACTTTCTGCGTGGGGCCGATCTATGAGGCGGCTGGCATCGCGGCCTGGGGCCGTGGTGATGTGCTGGCGGCTGCGGTGCCGGTGCTGCACGCGGGATTGACTCTGCCCTCCGGTGCGCCGGTGAAGGATGTGAATGACCTGGCGAGGTGCTCGCGGTCTGTGCTGGAAAGCGCGGATGTGCGTGAGGCTTTCAGGTCGTGGGACTTTTAGGATAACAATCAATCAACCAACTCAACCAAGTGGGAACAACTAAAACCAAGGAACCGGCGAATCCACGCCGTGGCAAGATGAAGAAGCCTGCGCCTGATGCGCCTGCGGCCTTTGAGGCTGGGGGTGCAGACAGGCCGAAGCTATTCGATGCGGAGGCGGTGAGCGAGGAGATGCGGATATTCTGGAAGTCGGGTGATGGTGACAACTTCATGATGCAGGGCGATGACCTGCGCTGGGCGCGATGGACGAAGGACTCAACGGTGGATGCGATGCGCGCGCTGCCGGGTCGGATGATCGCAATCAAGGCGCGTGAGAATGAGATGCTGAGCGAGGCAAAGCAGGTGCTGCTGCATGTGCGCAAGACGCGCGCGCTGGAGGAGGTGATCCCATCGCTGCCGGGATACAAGAGCGGCATTCATTTGTTAGACTCGGGCGAGCGTGTGCTGGTGAAGAATGCGCCGAAGCTGGTGGAGCCGGTAGCGGGTGAGTGGCCGAATATGCGGCAGGTGATCGAGGGCAGGCTGGACAGGAGACCGAGCGGTGGCATTGACCAGACGCCCTACTTCCACAGCTGGTGCAAGGTGGCGGCTGAGGCGATCAGAGGTGGGCAGCCTGGTCACTGGCGCGCTGGCCATGCGATGATCCTGACGGGGCCGCGCGGGTGTGGGAAGAACCGACTGCAGGAGCAGATCATCACGCCGCTGCTGGGTGGCTATGGTCGGTTCGCTGACCCGGCGAAGTTTCTCTTCGAGGCGGATGAGTTCAATGGGGATGTCTTTTCTGCTGAGCATCTGATGCTGTCAGAGATCCCGAGCCCATCGCAGCGGACGGTGGACCGGACGAGCCTGGCTGAGAAGATCAAGCAGGTGGTGGCGAACCCTGCGCAGCGGATGCGGCTGATGAGAACGGAGCCGTGCAGTGTGAGCCCGTTCTGGCGGCTGACGATCTTGGTGAATGATGACCCGGATAAGCTGCGCTCTTTGCCGGTGATCACGGCTGACTTTGGTGACAAGGTGCTGGTGTTTCATTGCGCGAGTGCGCCGCTGCCAGTGATCGGTGACAATACGATCGAGAATCAGCGTGAGTTCCGTGCGGTGATGGAGAAGGAGCTGCCGTGCTATCTGCACTGGCTGCTGAATGAGTGGGTGATCCCTGAGGAGCTGAAGACGTATGGAGATGGCAGCAATGCCACGCGCTTCGGATTCAGAGAATACCACGCGCCGTGCATCAAGGACGAGCTCTTCGATGACACGCCTGCGGCCCAGCTGATGAGCCTGATCGACTCGGCGACGTTCAAGCGTGGCGGTTCATTCCCGAGCGATGATGAAGAGGGTGGAAGTGTCGCAGAAGGTAAGCTTTGGGACATGGTAGGCGACAAGGCGACAGGGGCGAAGCTCTGGCATGGCAAGGCTGAGACGCTGCAGATGCTTTTGACAGGTGAGGGTGGTTACTTCTGCAACATCGCCACCATGGCTAAGAAATTATTCCAGCACAATAAGTGCAGTTCATTGTTAGGCCGTCTCTATGCAGACGAGCATTTCAGGGACATCCGGCTCTCCAAGGGAGACTGCCGCGAGTGGAAGGGCTGGCTCATCGGGCCGCCTACAGTCTGACCAGGTCGGTGCTCTCCATGACGTGAGCGCCTCGGAAAATCGGCTTGTGTGACGGGTGGTTACGCCTTGTGACCCGTCACGCCGTCACAGTGGAACGCCCAATCTATAAGCGTGGAACGTGCATGTGACGGCGTGACGGTCATTTCTATCGGGTTACCAGCCAGCAAGCGCAAAGTCTGCCAAGGTGCATCTCTCTTCTTTGTATTGGTTGGCTATAGATTAGAATTCAAAGTCACAGCCGTCACAAAGAAGCCGAAGCCCTGATCACATCGGCGTTCCACGGTGACGGCAGCGCCGTCACGCAGCCGTCACAGCCCGTCACGGGCAGGGCTTGCCTGCGAAGGTGCCCCTGCACCCCCACCGGGTAAGGAATCTTTTTCTCCAACCGCCCCCATACTCGGGTTAAAAGTCGCAAACGCTTCTTTTGTGCTGTCGCGACTTGGTGAATGCGACATCTTAGCCGCGTCAACGGTGTCGCTGGCGCGTTGACATGCCGTGTCTGGCTCAAATGCGACACCAATGAGCGGCACCAAGGACAGGGCATTCGCTGGCGTGCTGAAGGCCTACGCCAGCAGCGCGGGCATCTCCCTGCGCACAGCACAGCGCCACGCCAAAGGCCAGACCGATGACTGGCGGCGCTTCAGCCAGGCTACCATGGTCTCCGCCGTCAGCCGCTCCGCCGGTGAGCCCATGTCGCACGTCGAGGTCCAGGTGCTTGCCCACTCATCACCCCTCGCCCCACCACCGCCACCAGCGGCCCTCCAGCGCGCCGGTGATGACCTCGCCGAGCCCGAGCGCATGCTCGCCGCCGCCTGGTCACTGTGGGCCGAGCATTTCTCCATGTGGCAAAGGTGCCTCGGTGGCCATGAAAAGGGCACAGGCCGCGCCCTCCCCCGTGATGATGCCATGGCCTGCGTCCACGCATCCATGCTTATAAAGCTCCGCGCCGATTACGACAAGGCACTGCAAAAGCACACCCAATGGCAGATCGATCAGCGGCGCCTCATCCCCGCCAATGAGTTCCACGCCTTCCGCTCCGGCTTCCTCATCCCCCTGCGGAATATGCTCTCAAACATGCCCGCAGAGCAGGCCGCCCTGGTCAATCCCACCAACCAGCAGCAGGCCATCCGTGGCGCCACCGACTACCTCATCACCCGCCTCTACCCACAGATCCAGCAGTGCATCGAAGGGCTAGACCACCTCATGCCAGCCCTGCGCGCCGCATGAGTTCCCGCATCGCCACCTATCTCCGCGAGGACTTCTCCTTCTCCCAGGCGCCACCCGTCACCGACTGGTGTGAGCAAAACATCGTCCTTCCTGCAAAGATGGCCCCCGCCAGCTCCGGCCCCTTCAGCGTCCGCCGTCGGCCCTTCATGCGCTCCATCTTAGAGTGCGGCCACCCCCAGTCCGGCGTCCGTTCACTCACCCTCACCGCCGGATCACAGGTGGGAAAGACCACCTGCTGCATCCTCATCCTCGCCTATCGCATCCCGCATTCACCCATGCCCACCCTCATCCTTGGCAACTCCGAGGACTGGCTGCGCGTCGAAATGAGCGAGAAAAGGTTAGGCGCATTGATCGAAGAAAACCACGCCCTCCGAATCCACAAGCCCTTCGACCCCGCCAAGTTCCGCAAGCTCGCCATGGAGATGTCTGGTGGCTTCATCGTCTTCGAGGGCATCAACTCAGACACCTCCACCTCCGGCTCCACGCAGGGCATCGTCTATGTCTGCGAAGCAGCCAAGGTCATCCAGCACCAGCGCGATCAAGCCCCCGAAGCCCACCCCATCAAGCTCGCCTTCGAGCGCACAAAAGAATTCCGAGGCCTTGAGCTCCAGCTCATGGACTTCACCCCGAACACCCCGAACCACATCGCCTGGCAGACCTACGAGCGCGGCACACAGACCCACTTCCACGTCCCGTGCCCGCACTGCGGCCATCACTTCCCCTTCGAGTTCGAGGTCAAAAAAACCGCCTCTGATGACGAAGACCTCGAAGACATCCTCGAAGCCGAGCAGGAGCGCGCCAGCTCAGACTCCTACCGCTCGCTCATCTGGTCGCCCGATGCCCGCCGCGTCGATGGTTCATGGGATGTCGAAAAGGTGCGCGCCTCCGTGCGCTACGTCTGCCCGAAAAATGGCTGCCTCATCACCGATGAATCAAAGCCCGCCATGATCGACGCCTACCAAGAAGTGCATCATAATCTGAACGCCCCCCTCTCAGATCGCAGCTTCCGCATCCCCAGCTTCTATGCGCCGAAAGTCACCTTTGGCGACATGGCCAAAGAGTTCCTCGAAAAGGGCGACCTCATCACCACAGGGCTCCAGAATTATTATAATTCATGGTTAGCCCTGCCCTGGTCAGTCCTCGCCTATAACGTCAGCGAAAAACACATCACCGCCCTGCGCGGCGTCTATGCCCGCCGCATCCTCCCTACCCGCCCGCGCATGCTCGTCCTCACCGCCGACCCCGGAGAGAAGGCCACCCACTGGTCCGTCTGCGCCATCATGCCAGACATGAGCGTCCTGTATATAGACTGGGGCAGCCTCATCTCTGAGCGCGATCTGATCAGTGCCGCCTTCCTCTCCAGCCTCCGCTACTACATCGCAGGCACCACCGAGTTCGTCATTCCCCAGGTCGGCTACATCGACACAGGCTGGGCCACCGAGGAGTGCTACGACATCTGCGAAAAGTCCGGCGGCTTCTTCTGGCCCGTGAAAGGAAATGACGCCGCCGTCGGCACATGGAACGAAACCCGCGCCGCCTCCCGGCCTAACCTCAAGCTCTACACCTACAGCGACACCCAGCTCAAGGACGAGTTCTATGGCCGCCGCATCCAGAGGAAAAAAGGCCCCCCCATCGTCATCCCCGTCGATGCCGACTTCGACCTCATGCAAGGCCTCAGCGGGCAGCAAAAAGACCGCCAGACCGGCAAGTGGAAACGCATCGC